TTTGCTTCTTGAATACTGGATCATCTTTTAACCATTGATAGTATTGCGTTCTGGATACACTTGCAATCCTACATGCTTGAGTGACCACACCAAGTGATTTCTCCAGTGCTTCCATCATAGCTTTCTTTTTTAGTTCTGTTTTATTCATCAGTGTGCTTGAGTTATTACTTTAAATTCATCATCTTCAAGATGTGCTTTCTTACCAGTAAAGTCCTCCCATCGCTTTACTATTACATCGCAGTATTTCGGGTCTAATTCCATTCCGTAACATTTGCGATTGGTTTTCTCTGCTGCAATTAGTGTTGTACCAGTTCCTAAAAACGAATCGAAAATAATATCATTCTGCTTTGTAAATTGTATTGCCCACTCTGGCAATTCAACTGGAAATGTCGCAGCGTGTATTTCAGAAAATTGATTATTTCTTTGTGGTTTTCCCCTATAAATATTTGAAACATTACCTCTGAAGTCTGCATTTGGAATTGCTCGTGAAGCTTTGTCTTTTGATGAAATAAACAAAAGATATTCCCAAGAACTTGTCATTACATTTTTTGCCATTGCAGGAGCACCATGACCTTTATCCCATATACATACATCGATAAAATTGTTTTTATACTGATATAAATAATCTATTAGAGCAATCTTATTACCCGCTAAACTTTGAATGTTTAATATTAAATATTCTGAATGTATAAGCGCAATATTTGTAAACTCAATTAAAAGCTTTAGATACTCAGAATGATTTTGATTGTCATTATATGAATTATATTTATTGTCGGTCGTGTGTGTATTACCACTTAGAACTTCACTTTTTCCAGCATTGTATGGTGGTGATGTGAAAGAAATATCTGCCTTCTGCCCATCCATAAGAATCTCTACCGCTTCTTTGCTCGTAGAATCCCCACACATTACCCTATGCTCTCCAAGTATCCAAACATCACCCAGTTTAGTTATCGGTTCTTGTGGTGCTTCAGGTACTGCATCTTCATCCGTTAATCCTTCCACTTCTTCTGGTTCAGTTTCCCAGACTGCAACACCATATTCTGTCAGTGGTAAATAATCCCATTCGTTTGCAAGTATGTCATAGTCAAATTCTCCATAGTGTGTATTGTCCTTGATTACTATCTCAGCACAAACCAGCTCATATGTTTTGTTGAATTTTGTGAATGATTCAGACTTCAAATGTTTCTCTCTGGTGTATTGCATAACTGGAACATCTTTCCAACCTAATTCTTTACATGCTCTCCATCTTTGATGTCCTCCAAGTATCACATCATCTTCATCAATTATTACTGGCCTCAGATCCATCATCTCAGGCGTTTCTTCTATGCTCTTTTTTTGCTCCAGATATTTCTCATTGCGAATCAAACGCGGATTCTTTGGGTGAGCAAATATTTTGTTGATTGGTTTAGTCATTGTCACAGCTGTTTTCATATAGTTTTTCAAGATCCTCAAAGAATTTCCTTACACAAGATGTACAGTTGGAAAATTTCTTTTTCTTATTTGTGCTTCTGATCCAAATATCAATGGCCAGATGTTGTTGTGAAGCAGTCACCTTACCACCTTTTTTCCAATTGATTAAATGCTTGTTATAGAGATCACGATCCTCAGCACTCATATGTGCTCCAAATGGAAAAAGTTTATTCAATTTCTCTTTCCTCTCAGAGCATCCACAATCCTCTCCAAAGATGGATTCCACAGCAGCTTTCAGTCCAGTAAATTTTGTTACTTTCTCAATCGTGTCTCCAAGTCCTTTGCTTGGCTTTTTCTTTGATTTCATTTTTAGTACGTTTTAGAGCTTTGAAAAGAGTTGTTTTGCTTATACCAGTATCTTCAGACATAGTTTTAAAAGAATGGCCATGCTCATAATAGATTTCTGTTACTGTCTTATCGAAATATGGCATATCTGAAAGAGTAGAGTTGATGAAGTCAATCTTTTCTTCATCCTTAATCTTCTTTTCAATATCAGAATCAAACCACAGCAGAATATCTTGCTTCGCTTCTCTGTGTCTCTCAGCTGGTTTTCTGTATGTGTAATGATATGGTGATGTGGTGGAGTTGTATTGGTTCATCATCATCCTTGCCAACCAATATCTCAACTGCTTCTTCTTGATCAGTTCTTCAATCTTGCTCTGATCACTCTCTAAAATACTTAATATCACAATGTGACATAATTCCTCACAATCAATCAAACTTTTTTTGGCAATAGTACATGCCATTTTTTTGATAGCATTGTAATTTTTGGATATGTAGCTTCTAACCACAACCCCAAATATAAGAAAACAATATTTGTCTCCTAAATTTCTTGTAATATAGCTATTGCTCTCGCTTCAAATGAAGCTGCCATATCCCTTAACTCTTGCACTGTGTACTTGCGTATCTGATTAGACATAAAAACGACTGTATCAGCCTTCCCTGAGCCATACAGAGCATCTATCTTCTTGCCGAATTGATAAGAATGACCTCCATTACTCATATTGCATCCTTTACATTGAGCAGCTGCATTGATTAAAGGTGGTTCATATAACCATCTTACTGATAACTTACTTCTTGTTTGAAAATGACCACAATCAACTTCATTCCACATCTTGCGCTTGTCACAAGTAATACAATTTATCATTCCATACTTATCAGCACATGACAACCTCACAAATCTGCTGAATGCCTTATCACATGCATTTTTTGCTTTGCTTCTTTCAGTCATATGAATACATCATCTGTGATATTAATTGTGCAATGCTCTCCAGACATTATTGCTTCTGATATTGCTTTGTATATTCTAAAATATGCAAATGTACTCTTTCCAATAAAACCAGATTTTTTAATGTTGTTGTTCTCTTGTGTATCTCCAACCAATAAACATCCAGAAGTGTGATTATCTGTATTGCCACAATGAATCAAAATATCTGTGAAGTTTGGCACATCCAAAAGTTCAATCATACCATTGTGAATGTCTGCAAATCTATATTGATATTTTTCATGCAACCTTCCATGTGTTTTTAATCCAAGAGTGTATTCACCAGCTGGGATGCATGTCTCATGTTTTACTTTGATTTCTCTTGGTTCATCTTCGAGTGTGTAGCACATAAATTCTGGATTTGATGTGATGTCATACAATAGTCCATTTGTTGAATTTGTGCTGCTGTTTGTTCTTATTAGTTTGAGTTTCATTTTCTTTGTTTTTTATAGTCCACAATGTCCTGAATCGCAATCACCGAAATCGTCAAAATCCAATACTTGCTGAAGTTTATGTCTTTTTATATCATCGTATTTCATATCAGATCTCCATTTTCCGTTTCCTTTGATTCTTTCTTTAGATGCAAACCATTCCATTTTTTCTGGATGCTTGTCAAACATAGTTCTCAAGAGTAATGGATTTCTATGAAAGCAGCCAACACAATTATTTCTCTCTGCAAATCTCACTGGCTTATCTTTCCAAAACTCAACAACATTATCTCTATAAATATTGTTTTCTATCATAGGAAAAGATGGTACTTGCCATGCCATTTCAGCCCATTTATTTCTTCCATCATTATGCTTTCCTACAATATCCTTGAACTCTAACAATCCATCTGAGTTCAATCTTTCTAACATATTTTTTGCTCTCCTTTCCTCTCCAGCTCTGAATCCAATTCTCATCTCTAATGGTTCTCCTACATTTTCACGCCACCAGCGAAACATTGGCCTCAGTTTCATTTCAACTGTGCAATATCTGTGTAATTTATTTGGCAACCATCCTCCTTTTTTTTCTGCAACATAGTCAAAACTCTCTCCAGCGATCCATTCAATCGGTTTTCCAATAAATTGCTCAAGATCTAAAATTGTATGTAGAATTGTATCATCTTCAGCAGTGGCAATAAACTGTTTCCCGATCCGATCACTGACTATCTGTATCAATTTTTTATCTTTAGGTGAACACTTTGGATCTTCAATTGTTACAAGTGAAAATATGTTGTAATCAGTTGGATAGTTCGCTGCTATGTAAGCAGAACTTTGTCCACCTGATATTGATGTGCATGTTTTCATTCTGGTGTGTTTGGGTGATGAATATGTTTCCAACGACCTCTGAAATCCCT